GGATCAAAACACCATGCTTCATCGATTAGAATTCTGGATCCTGCTTTTTGTTTTAAGCCATTTGCCCAGGTGAAAGCTTTAAAACCCAAAGATTTATACTCGTCCGCTAAATTTTTTGTCGGCGTGATTACGAAATCAATTTTGTTTCTCAGCATTTTGGCAGCCATAGTTGTTTTGCCTGATCCATATGTGCCAAGTAGTCCATGGACAAAACATTTTTCTTTGGGTATTAGATCTTTAATGTTTTCGGCTGCTTCCTTGTGCATTTCCGCAAAATTTCCTTTAGTATTCTTGAGTTCCTTAATCAAAATTTTGATCTCACTTTTATCACATTGACTATAATCTAATTCAACGGGTGTAAAAGTGAGGTCAGGAACTGAAAACTTTGGTCCATAAACTATGCCTGATTCAACAGATGTTATGATGCCATGAAAGGGTATTTTAACATGACATGAGCATTCTTCTTTGATATCGACTATTTGGACTGAACCAGGTGGAAGTTTCTCTTTGATATTCGGTATGTCACTCCTATAAACAGCAACTGCTTGATCCATAGGTATGATTGAATGTTCAGGATGGAAGAACGTTGCATAGATAGGAAGGTCAAAATTTTGATCTGCTGGCAAATCAAATAGTCCACCATTTCCTTGGAAAGTTTCAGTTGTCCTTTTTGAATCTAAGAAAACTTTTTCAAATTTTGAAGTTAGTTGTAGAGCTTCTTCAACACTAGCATTTTTAATGCAAACTTCTTTCCCAGCAAATGTTTGCCAATTTTCGATTTCAACGGCATCATTCCTACCGATGGCTCTATAAATAGTGCCTTTAGTGACTGGAACATCACAACCATTTGGTAAGTTGTTCATTGCTTCATTTGGTGTGATTGTTACCTCCAAAAATGAAAGTGTTTGCCTAGCTACTGAATTGAATTCATCAATTTCAAATTTTTCGAAAGTTTGTGTTTCAGGTGTTGAATATTCATCCAAATAGGGCTTTGAAGGATCAACCATTTTTTGTCTTGTGATAGAGCAATGTTTATTAGTCCAACTAGGTACCGTACAGTGTTCGAGTTTTAAAGTTTCACTGTAAAATCTGCTGACTTCATAATCAGTGGTGGAAATGCCGATATTTGGTCCATCTAGTGAATCTGGAGGTGGTGTTTTGAGTGGGTAACAGATTGCATCAATATCCAGGGGTAAAGGGTCGACGAATTTTGCAAATTTCACATCTAGTAGAGCGAAAACTTCATCTGGAGCATTGCAGCTCGTCCTTATTACCTTCCAGTATGCTGCCAATTCAAGGACCAAGCTCCCACATGTTCCTGCTCTTAGTTGTTCTGTGAACCTTTGCAATTTAACAGAGATGTATTTCTTTGTTACGCCGCCATCTTGGCGAATTGTGGTCCAATTTTTAGAGGTTCTCAGATTTCTCAATTGATGTGCCAGAGCCATGCTGAGATTGGCTAGAGGTAAGTCGATTCCTAAATCACTGATTACGATGTCTCTCCCTTTAATGAGATCTGTGCATTTGTAACAAAAGAGGTTGAGGCCATTGACACTGTTGTGAGTTTTAGGAACAAAGGGTTGGGTGAAATTGCTGACATTTTCAGTGTGCACGATATTATGCTCAATATCATGATGTGGTAGGTCAATCCAAGTCCTTCTATCATTGAAAGGTGCTGCCGCGGCATTCAGGAGGGTGTGATTCTCTTTAGCTTTTGACATTAAGTCCTTCTGTCTTGAGTCATTGAAATAGCCCATTCTTCTCCAGAATAGATCTTTTTTCGTAGGCTCATGTGGTTTGACAGAGAACAGAGAGAGCAAAAATTCGGTTTTTTGATTGTTAAAATTTTTGTCCTTTCTGTTATAATAAGCTGCTGAGGCATCATAATATTTCCATTTTCCTGTATAATGCACACCATCAAAAGGGATGTATGGTTTGTACATTATTTCATGTTGGCACATTTGTGTGGTATCTGTTGAAATGGTTGCATGACCATTTTCAATGCTTATGTCTAAATTGACTAAGCCAGGGGCAGATTGTATTGTATAGCCCATGTTGTTGATTGTTTTCTCGAAAAAATCTTCAGTTAGATTTTTCCCGAGATGTGCCAAAGGTGTTTTGTCTTCTTTATGATAAAGAAGATATGGTTTGAGGCAATCTGATAGACAATATCCATCATCATATGGATCGACGACATATTCTTTGCATTCTGGTACAGGCATCTGGTGCAAGTGGGTTGAATCTGCTTTTGAACTATATTCATCTACTCCTGGGTCTGTTCCCAATAACAAGGCGTAGACGGCCAAAGTTTCTTTGGTTACTCCATAAATTTCAGTCAAGTCTTTTCCAAAAATTCCAGTGAAACCGCCAAGAAGCATGTCAGCGATGTTGGTTAGTGTTGCTGACCATGACGTACTGCCAGTCATCAATTTTGTGACATTATTGATAAAATAGGCTGTTTCTTTGGTAGATTTATATCTTTGGATGAGGGCACGAAGGAAAATGTTCATAACCATTGGATCAAAATCTCGATCATTGAAGAGTATTCCTTTTTGAACAGAATATTCTCCAATGACGATTCTCGAAGCTGCTGATATAAACATTGCTCCTGCAGGGTGACGATCAATTTCAGAGTCCTTACGATTCCAACAAAATGCTACGATTTTGTTAACGATTTCAGTTGGAATGTAGTGAACTTTAGCTGTTTTTCTGACTTTTTCGAGTTCGCTTGCTGCTACTCTCAATGTCCGAATTGGCCACTTCGCTTGAAGGCGTAATGAAAGATCGGGGATAGATGGAAGAAAATCTCTGACTTCTGTGAAGCCTCCTGGAGCATTTAAGAAGTGATTATGAGACAATCTAGCTGATTTTGGTGTTGCGGCAACTCTGAAGATGTACATGTTGCCGAATTTTTTTGTATCTTTCGAAGAGCA